AAAGTTCTTCTTTCTTTTTATTGGCAGCTTCCAGTTTTTCTCTTTCCTCACGTGCTCTTTCAATAACAGGAGTTGTTTCATACTTGCTCCCCTTATCAGCGTCCTTAATTGCTTCTTTTGATTTATCTTCCTTTGTTGCTTTTTCTTCATTCATTTGCTTCACCTCCTTTCATTGCGTCTTGTATCAATAGTGTCCTATGTAGTGCTAAATCATTTTTTGTTTTTTCATAATTTATTAAATAAGGTTTTCCTAATGGTCCCCATGCTACGGGATTTAATTTTGAATTTCCTTTAACAAAACTTCCCGCATCATCTACTACATCTTCTATTTCATTCATCATTTGTAACCCTTCTGCTGGGGAAAGAGCTCCTTCTTCTACAGCTTCTCTTATTAATCTTGCAGTAAATGGAGCTGAAGAAATTATATTATCTGATGAAATCCAGTTAGCCATCATCCCCACTCCTATTCCTGTAATCGCAACTGCTCCTGCTTTCTTCACCCACCCTGAGGGAATAATTTTTTTACTAACTTTTTTTATTATTGCTCCTGTTTTTCCTCTAACCCCTGCTCCAGCCCCAACCTTTCCTGCTGCAAAACCTCTAAGTAAAAAGGCAGCTACTCCAACAGAGCCCACAGTTAAAACAAAATTTCCTACATCTTTGTTTAATATAGATTCTCCTTCTATTCCCCACACTCTTTCAGCTTCTCTAACATCTGCCCCCACCCATTTTAAAGGTTTTGTTACAATGTTTCCTAAAACATCTCTTGCTCCTTTCACTACTGAACTTACAAATCCTCTCTCCTTACTTGTTCCTATTTGGGGAATTTGTATTATTCCTTTTTGGTCTGGGCTTAATGGTATATATGTTGGGATTGTAGGCACTGTTTCGGGGGTGTATATCTCTCCTGTATTTCTATCTTCGAAATATGTTTGATACATGTTTTGTTGTGTTTTGTCTCCTATTTCTCCCCATGTTGCTGTCTGAATTCTTCTTGTTTTTTTTGAAATTCCAGGAGCATAAATTCTTTCTTGTTCTCCTTCTATTTGTGGGACTTGTGTATTCTGCTTTATTGCCTCCCTTGTTGCTTCTAATCTTTTTCCAAAAGGGGTTCCCTTTGGATATTCTGGTCCCACTGTTGTAACTTTTTTAAAAGTTTCTGGGCTTGGTTTCTTAGTACCTTTCCTTTGCCCTACTACTTTTCCCTCCTTCATTTCTTTTATTGCTTTCTTTATTGTTAATAATTTTTCTTCGTCTTCATCTTCTTCTCCTTTCTTTTTTTTACCACTCTTACCAAAATATGTTATTCCCATTTTATTTCTTTACCTCTTTATCGTATTTGGAACATTTACCCCTATAGCTAATCCAATAATCCCAGCAATGAAGCTCATAAGAATCCCATTGATTCCTTGACTCAATGCGTAAATCTCTATTGCTGAGAGGCAGACTATACCTATCGAGATTACCTTCCAATCTATTTGTTTTTTTTTATTTGTCATTATGCTCCTGCTCCAGCTGTTGTTTCATTTGGTTGTGTAACTCCATTAGTTTTATCCTTTACCTTATCACTTAATAATTCATTTTCTAAGCTGGCAGGAAATTCTAATTCTATTTTTAATCCTAATTGATTTTCAACTTCTTCTTCTATAAATAATTGTTCTTCTTCTATCATCTGCTGAAATGCTAAATATGCTATTTTAACTGCTGCTTCTGTAATAGCTCCTACTCCTCCAAGAATAATTTGAGGAACTCCTGCAGATTGATAGAAATAATTATTTAATGAATCAATCCAAGGCAGAGGATTTAATGAAGCGTTACTCGCTGTAGCGATTAATTCTGGCACCACAGCATCTTTTGGAACATACATATTTTCTCCCTTTCCTCTTGCTGCATCCATCTTAGATTTAAAAGTAGCAATTTTAGCTGTATCATCTGTATCTAAATGAAATATCCAGACAGGGTCTATATTTCTATGAAGCACTCTTTTCCAGTCATCCATAGCTTGATTTCTCATTAAAATAATATTTGCTAATCTTTCTGTCATACAGTTTCCATGAATTTCGTCTGCTACTCTATTTCTTGGAAGATAAAATATTTCTTCTGGTTTAAATTTTTTAGTAGGTCCTTTAACTTTTGACATTTGTTCAAATCTAATTAAAATTCCTTGCCTATTTGATATATGTTTCATTACTACGGGGTCTAATGGTTTTAAATTTAAAATATCTCCATCATCATCTCTTATTATTTCACAATAACTGTCTCCCCCTATTTGATAAGTTCTTATCATATTTTCTAAAATTGTATTGAAAGTATCAAAACCAAACCCTATTACATGGTTTAAAATTACCGTTGTTTTTATATCCGCTTTAAAACCTTTACCTACTGTCCATGTAGCTTTGGCGTCTATAACAGCAGCTAATTCTGGGATTGTTTTGTAATAACCAAACCATTGAGTCCAGTTTGTATTCATCCATGAAGTTTCTTTCTGGTCTGTTGCACCCTCTGTTGTTGCAGTCTCTACTGAATAGTCTGTCATAGCTGTTGTTAAATCGCTTGCAGTTGCTTGTCCTATATCTGTTTGTGGCATTTTATATATCCAGTTTGAAAGGCAATGCTATTGTAAAATCTTCTATCTTTAGAGTTATCTCTCCGTGCGTACTATCATCTGCTTTAAGGAATGTAGTTAACTTTAATTTTAATATGTCTCCTTTTTTAAAATGTTCTGTGCTTGATAAATTTATTTGTGCGCCAAATGTTTTACTTCGGTTACCTGAATCAAATACTTCATATTTTGATGTTGCTGTTCCTAGCGAAGTTTCTGATGTCCCCTCTATTTTGATTAGTTCATAATCAAAATGCCCAAAAAGGTTTTCATTATTTTCCCCCATGTTTACTGTCATGTTTGTTTTTATAATAACTTTTCCCTTTAAATTTGCAGATTTATTAAATTCTAAGTATGTGTTATGTTTGTGTGCTTCTTTGTATTCAGTAGTGCTTGAGGCTCTTATTATTGTAATTGGGGGGGCGTCTATTTGTTGTCTTGTGAATGTTAATGCTGGTGTTGTATCCCCTAATATTTTAAATAAAAAGTCTTTTGATGAGTCCATAGTCCATGTTTCCCCTACATCATTGGATACTCCATATTGCCCCCCCGTATACGATGGCGCGCTATTATCACTTCTCCATTGCCAGCTACTCCCTAATAAATCTACCCTTACTACTAATGCATATGACGTTGAACTTTCTAATAATGTAGGAGAGTTAAAAGTTATTTTATGCCACTGGGCTGTGGCAGAAAATTCTATTTCTTCTTGCTTTCCTATTGCTATGTCTGTTCCATCTGGTTTATTTGCTCCATCTAGTTTTTGAATAGATACTGTTAAATCCCTTGCACTTCCCATTGCACCCTTCATAAATAATTCACACCCGTTAATCCAAAAGGTTTCATTTACCCCTGTATTTCCTACTGTAAAGGTTTGTGTTAACCAATCTGTTTCATCTATTTCATTATCTGTGTCATCTCCTGCTGTGTAGCTTTCATATATTGTTGCTTTTGGTCCTAGATAATTACAAAAAAATGTGATATAAGATTGTCCTGAGATTATATCTTTAAAATCAAAACTACTTATCATTTCCCCTTTTGGAGGAAGGAAGTTTTGTCCAAAATTTAATCCCATGATACTTCACTCCCAAACGGCACTGAATAATTTAATTGTAGACTTAGTTCGTTCATGTTTCTTCCCATGTGGATTATTTCCCCTAATATTCTTCCAAATTTTCCTACTCTCATTTTTGGATTTATTAATATTTCTACTTCTTCATTTAAAATTTCTTTTTCCAACCACTGCTGACTGGGAACCCCCCCTTCATCTATTTCGGGAGCTGCTATATTCAAAAACCTAACCCTAAACTCAAAATCCCTTTCGTCCCACTTTACCTTAATTGTATCTCCATCTATAACTTTATTAACTCTCGCTCTAAAATCTTCTAAAATTTGTCTGTGGGGGCTATCAAAATAATAAAATTGCATTTGGCGATTTGTTAGTTCTGGGAAGCTTTTAAAGTTGTGCATTTTAAGCCCCTAAGATAAATGTCCTCGTTTTAATATCTCTTAAAATTGAAACTGCTCTCATAAAATTATCTCTTAAAACTATAATCATAGACTCAGCTTCTCCACGCGAAGTAAAACCGCTCAAATCATATTTAATTGCTTCTATTGCAACTAATGACGCTGTTGCTTCTGTGATAATATATTTTATATCTACATTTGGAGCAGTAGCATACCAATCACTCCAATTATATCTTGTCATTGCGTTAAGAGTAGATTCTGCGTGTAGGAGTGCTGCGGTTTTCATTGTATCAGTATATGAAGCTGAAACATTAGCTCCACTTTTTTGGTCTATCTCTGCTTCTGTTGCTGTGATTCCTGTAAATGCCATGTTTTTTTTAGTAAATGTAAATATTTAAACTTTTGTCTTTTGCTAACCAAACCCCTCTTATTATTCCTTCTGTGATGTGGTCATAAACTCCCCAAAATTTTATTTCTCCATTGTCTTTAAATTCGAATTGAATTGACTTTAAACTTTGTATTACTGCTTCATCCTTTAATAATTTTAATTCTCCTCTCTCCCCCATATCCTTGAGACACTTATACATATGCTCTTTTAATAATTTCTTTTTATTTCCATAAGCATCTATTGGACGAGTTGCATTTTCAAGAGCAACCATACATCTTTTTAATTCTGGGTCTCTTATTATATAATCAAAAGTTCCTCCCCCTACTCCTGCACTATCAAATCCAATGCTTTTTCTATCTAAGTTATATATATTTTTTAATTGCCTTATTTTACTTTCTATTTCATGCCCTAAAGTTTTATTTAAAAAAATATTTTCTACTTGCTTAATTACTTTTCCAATTTTAAAAACTTCAAAAGTTGTTTCATCTTTTCCAAGTCTTGCGACATCTATACCTAATGTGTGGTTTCCCTTTACATTTTCTTTTTCTAAAACACAAACATTATCTATCCATTCTTGAGTAAAATATTCTCTAAATTCATCTATAAATTCTCCAAGATATTCTGTAGCAAATTCGACTTTAGTCATTCTTTTTCTTGCTTCATCTAAAAATTTTTTTGTATGTCTCGGACAATCTAACGCCGATACATGAAAAGAAGTATAATTTTTATCAGAAAAACATTCATAATAATATCCTTGACGCCCATGTGGAGTTGATAATAAAATCATTTTTCCTTTAGAAACTGAAATAATTGGGGTTATAGCACTCCATACACGCTCATTAACAAACGCTGCTTCATCAATTATGATTAAATCTGCTGTATATCCCCTTATTCCTTCTCCAGTATCCCCTATTGCCCTACAGAGTATCTTAGAGCCGTTTTTTAATCCTAAGTAATGTAATGTTACCCTTCCCTTGATTCTATTTTCATATTTTTCTTCGAGATACTCTTTTGTCTTCCTAAAAATAAGTTCTGCTTGGTCTAAAACACACGCAGCGATTAGAATGGTGAAATTTTGGTTTTTTATTGCTCTTTCTGCTGCCAAAATAGAAATTATAGTGCTTTTGCCACATTGTCTTCCTGAACGCAGACAAATATTAGTTTCACACCTTAAAACATCTTCTTGCCATTTATCAAGACTTTTCCATGGTTTTGTCAAGTCGTATTTCATCTTGTGAGTATATTTTTTTTAAATCTTCTAAACAAAAAAGAATTTTTAATGGCATTATTTTTATCATTGATTGGATTTCCTTTATATTCATTTTTCCAAGCCTAATTTAAAAAAAGCAACTTCCACATATTCTCTTGCAGTTCTTCTTGATAGATTTAAATTAGCCATTACAACTAAAACAATTTTTTTAAAATCTCTCTCTTTTGCTTTTTCAATAGATGCTTTGATTTGTTCAATTTGACTTGCTCTCTTCTCTTGCCTCATTCTTACAACATCCATTTTTAATTTAAGAAATAGAAGTTTATAAATATATGTGTCGTGTATGTGTATGCAAAGAAGAAAGAGAAAAGAAAAGTTATCAAAAGAAAAGAGAAAAAAGAAACAAATAGAAACAGAACCCTAACTAACCGAAACAGGTTTCCATACACATACAACACCCTATCCTGTTTTCTGCTATCGGATTTAATAATAATAAAAATTACTTTTTTATAATATTTTATAATTCTTTTTTAGTAATAACAAAATATAAAATTTTCTGTGAGTTCCTACATACATATAAAAACTAAAACACCCAAGAATCGCTATAAAACATAATAATAATATAACTCAATGGCGAGGGCGGAGCCCGAGCGAGCGGAGCGAGCGAGGGATCCCCGAGCGGAGCGAGGGGTAATATCCATCTGTGAGCAGAGCGAACCTATTGGATTCTGATTAGCACTGGAACAAAAGTTCTAAATAGTCCAGCGGAGCGGTCTGGCAAAGCCAGAGGATATTTACAACTTTTGTTATGGTGTGATGAGCAAATCCTCCCATATGGCTGAGGATTTGCCTATATGCTTTACTTTCCAAACTAATTGCGATGGTTCTTAGAATAAGTTTGCTCTAGCTTCTAGCTGAGCAAAGCATCTAAACTATTTAAATGTTTGGAAAGTAGAGAAACAAAAAAAATAATAAAACATTAAGTTACATTAAGTTACTTTAAATTTATTCAAAGGCTTCTTTAAATGCCTTTACAACTTCAATACTTTGTTGTATTACGTCGTCTATCTTCCTCTTTGGCTCTACTTCTTTATTGTTAATTTCACTCAAAGCACAAAACACATCCTTAGCGTAACTTGCGTACATTGTTGCGCTTTTATTAATTGGTGGCATTTTAACAACTTCAACTTGTTCTTCTACTTCTAAATTAACTCCTCCAGCTCCTTCTTGTGGCGCTCCTAAGCATTTCTTTATGTTCTTAAATTCTCCACTTTCCACAACTTCAACACAAGCTATTCTACCTTCATATTTTTTCAATTCTTCATTACTTACACTATCAAAACAACTCAACCAGCCTTCAGAAGTTTTAAATCTCACATAACGTTTCCCTGCTTGAGTTTTCTTATCCTCATAATCCAAAATTTCTAAATTCTTTTTCATTTTGCTCGCTCCATTTTATTTAATTCTTGATGTCTTAAAAAGACTATTCCAAATCCTCCTCTGTGATTAATTCTCTATAATTAATTTCATTTGAGATTAATCTCCCATATTTCATAACTAAAGTATTAATTTTATCACCCTTATTCAAATCTTTTTTAGCAAAACCTAAAATCTTCTCCCCACACTTCTTACATTTCTGTTTTAATTCATCTGGCTCGTGTTTACATTCCTTCAAAGTTTTAAGTTTCATTTCAATTCCTCTCCTGCGAGTTTGTCAATAATCTTATTTGGTGCGTTCATATCAATTACTCCCCCCTCTATCGCTTCCCAAAACTCCTCTTTCAATCTCTTAATAAATTTTTTGACATCTTTAATATCAATTCCTTTGCAAAAGCCCCTCTCTCCATTATCATTAACATCCATTTGTTTAATTTTCTCACTTAAATTAAATTCTGTTTCCATGGGTTCATCATCTTCGTCTTTAATGTGTTTTGTCATTTTATTAGTTTATCTCCTGCGAGTTTGTCTATTTGTTCATCTAACAAACCCTTCTTAAATACTTTTTTTTCAAAATCTATAAATTCTATTGTCCAAATTTCTTTCAACCTCTTAATAAATTCTTTGATGTCTTCTAATTTAATCCAATCTTCATCATCAAACAATAACATTTCTTTCTCACTCAATGTTTTTTCTTTCATTCTTTATTTATATTAACCATATAGTTTTTAAAATTTATTTGAGTAGCTAATCTCTCAATATAATCTGAAAATGTTTCGTTCATTCTACAATAAAATGCTCTCCTTAACTTCCTCCACGACGACAATTTAATCTTTAATGATTTATATTCGTTTGTCATGGTAGAACTAAGTTCCACTACTATTTAAACCTTTCGCTTTATCACAGAAATATATTTTACACTGATTTGGTCTATTTTTATATATTTTACATAAATTAGTTTTTAAATTTAAATGATTACAAACTCCATTTTTTATAATAATTTTTATTCCATCAATTAAATATTCCCCATCTGGCTCTGTTAAATTCCTACAACACTCTCCACACTTTAAACATTTAGGTTGGGATTGTTGCATTTACATAAACTCCAATTCTTAATCTGTCTGTTGTTAAAACACTTCCTGTTGGTGTAAATGATAAAGTAGTTTCACTATAAAGCAATCCAATAGTTCCTTCAACACTAAATAATAAAGTATCAGAATTAGCAGCATTTCTTTTATAGAAATAAAATTTAATATAAGGAGTAGTTCCTACTGGCGGAGTTCCTGCATATTTTGCCATATAATGAATTGTCCAATCAACATCATGGTCTGCGAAGTTTTGGTTAGCTGTAAATATCCCAGCTTCACTTGTAAAATAAGTTATAAAACCTGGAGGGTCTCCTGTTGCAGAATACTCATCTGCTGTCTGTCCTGTAAAATCTGTTTCTGATATTGAATGGTCTCCTACTGGTTCTGTGGGTGCTG